ACTAACTATAGGATAAGGAGTGCTGAATGTAAAATCAACTTCTGCAGGGGTAACAGTTGGAACAGTATTCAAGTTAACAGGTTGAGATGTAGCAAGCAGTGTTCCAGGCAGTCCAGAACCATTGTCAGTATATAACTTAACTACTAACAGACCAGTTGCAACGCCGCCTAAGTTCTCAAAATCAAAACCTACGGATGTAAGATTAAAAGATGAGGCCGCAACAATGTGTGCACCAAGTCTATAAGTGTTATATCCTGATGAACCACCAGTAACGCCACCACCGTTGTTTAATTGCAACGTTGGCGGTCCGACAGCAGAAGTAGAACTCCAATCTCCACCGCGAACCAGTTTAAGGTTACGGTCTTGAGCTTCTATCGTTGCATCAAATCCTGGGAGTGGAACTGGAGCTCCAGCTGCAACGTTAAATCCGTCCCAGATGTATATGCTTGTATCGGCTAGGCGAGCAGCAATAACAAAGACATTCTCGCCTACAGGTACTGCGTTGGTATTTGCAACCACAATAGCAGGAGTACTTGCCGCATTCCTATCGATAACTACATATGCTGACTGATTGACCAGCAACGAGATACCACCAGAAGACGGTAGAGTAACTACAGCATTACCAGGACTTCCAGGTTGCAATAGAGTAAGTGTTGCGCCAGGACCTTGGAAGGTAATAAGTTGAGCACTTCCGCTCGTAGTATTAGTGATTGTAGTTAAATTTGTAGACGGAAGATATTTGATGGTCTTGTCTTGTGCCTTGTCGGCCATCATGCCGGTAAGTTCACTTAGACGAGTAACTACGCTATCAGATGGTGCACCGTTGTAATTCTGTGTTCCAGCTAAAGTGTTATATCCAGGTGGTAGCGCATAGTCAGGTGTTCCACCGATAAATGCAGGTGGAGTGATCTGAGCAAAGGTTCCATCGATCGGTACACTTTGACCCTGATAAAGAGTAAAGGCACCATTCTGTGTACGTACTATAACAGCAGCAAGAGTTACAGTTCCTGTTGTTTCTGAAGGACTGCTTGCAGGAACGTTAATTGTAGTTACTTGACTTAACATAATAGCTGTGCCAGAGGCAGTAGTTGCAATCAACCTACCGTTTACGATTCCGCCCTGTGTAACTGTAATAGCCGATCCAGCAAGGATTGTTCCTACAAACGTAGCTCCAGCACTTGAAACGCCTATATTGATAGTTGCTGCGCTGCCGACTACCCAGTATACGTTCTTTGCTAACGCTCCGCCAGTAAGCGTAATCGTTGGCATACCACCAGCACCAGTTGATAGGGTACTTGGCGTCTTGAAAATGAATACGTCTGTCGCAGAGCCGTTCAACGTAAGAGTCTGGGGACCAGATGTAGCTAAGTGAACATCTCCAGCAGCAAATGTATATCTGCCCGCCGATAGAGTTCCAACTGTACCAAGATCGTTAGCGATTGTAACATAACCGCCAAGTGCTGCAATAGTAGCATAAGCAGAAGATGCATCAGCTTGAGCTGTAGCTGCAGTTCCATCTCCTAAGTGCGTAGATCCAGTAACAGTAATAGCTCCGGTTTCAGTTGAACCAGGAGATTCTCCAAGGTCACCATTTACAGTGCTAGTGCCAACGCTATTTGTGATGGCCGATTTAGCCAAGATACCGAAGGAAGCAGCTGTTGCAAGGTATGGGTCAGAACTACCAGAAACAGCAACAGGAATATTAAAGTGAGTAGCATCAATTGGAGCTATTAAGAAAGGACTTCCTATGTTCGTAGTAACTAATGTAGTTCCAGCTACAATCGTATTTGTTACAGTGAATGTCTGCCCATTATTTGTGTAAGTGGCTCCAGCAGTAGCATTAGCACTAGTTACAGTAAAGGTATATGTTGGGCTGCCTGTGTTGCTAAAAGCACTGAAGGTAATTGTTGCATCACCAGTTCCAGCAGTTTTAGTCAAAGTTCCAGAAATAGTAGGTGCACCACCAAAATTTGTGGTTCCAGTTACAAGCGCTGTTGCATCTGTAGGAAATCCGTTAGTAGTGCTAGTAGTTACAACTGCGTACGAAGCGGTACCAGATTCAGGAACAGGCAGTATTGAAATCTGAGGTATATAGAATGTTGTTGTTGAAGCAACTTCAACTTGAAACACACCGTTGTAGTCAGCCGTTCCAGAAATAAGAACTCGTTGATTATCAAGCAGTCCGTGCGGAGTTGTGCTTGTAACAAGAGCCTTATTACCATCATTAGTGCTGATGGTGATGCTGAGACTTGTTCCAACTATGCTACTAATACTCTCAACGTTATCTGAACGAAAAGCCAACCAGAAGAAGTTTCCGCCAGCGGTTGTAAGCAATGCATCAAATCTATTAGATATGAGAACATCAGCTGCAGTATAAATACCGCTGTCAGATGTAGCGGTGTCGTTTATTGTAGTTCCAAGATAGTTAGTATATATACTGATAGACTTAGCGAGAGCAGGAGTTGTTGGAGATCCAGCACCATTCAGAGAACTCCAGAACTGTACGATCTGAACGAAGTTTTGAGTGGGATCGCTCGTACTCTTGATGAAATCGCCTATATCTAGGTTAGCGAAAAGACCAACAGCTCCACCAATAGTATTGATATATGCTTGTCCGTTGATAAACGCGACAGGCGAATTAGTAACGTTGATAGATAGGTTGCGACCTAGATCAAGGTATGCTACCTGGTCATTTGCAAGCTGAACAAACCCAGGTCCTTGAAGAACGTATGTACGTGGATCGGCTGCTGACTTAATTACAATGTCTTCTGTCCACGAGACGTGTCCTGGTATTGTAGCAGAGTGAACCCATAGTCCTTTTGACTGGATCACTGTAGCAAAATCCATGAACGAATTTACTAGACTGAAAGTAGAGATATCGTCATACCAATGAGCACTACCACCAAGCTCTTTGATCTTGGACATGATAGCATCCATCCACTCTTTTAGAGTCTGGATGTTCTTATCTGCGCCTTCAAATGGATTAACTCCACCTGCCAACATTGTTGTAGGTGGTTCAACTCGTTGATAAGTTGAATTCGGTAGTGATCTCCAATTATACGTAGAGAAAGGATCTGGGCTAACGCCACCGGTTCCAAGACGGAACATCAGCTGACGACTATCCTCAATGGCTGTAATTGTTACAGCGCCCACTGTTACAGCAGCAATAGGAATTGTGTTAGCCGGGAATGATCCGACAGAGACACCTATTTGGCAACCTAAAACAGACTCTGTATTAACATTCTGTGAGAACTCACCACCAACTCCACCATCGATGTCTGGGTCCCAGAAAGCGCGCGAGTCAGCAGAGGTGTTAAATGTAGTAAGAGTAAGGTAAACATAGTTAACTGCATTTTGACGTAGTTCAGGAACTAATGGAAGTGAGTTAACATTTCCAGCAGGAAGACCGACAAAGAATGGTCCAGCAGCGGATCCTGGATAGAAGACAATAGAATCAGCGATTTGTACAGAACAGCTCTGAGTACCGATCGCAGTCTGTGGATCGATGATCTCGAAGCCTTTAAGGATATAAGGAGTCGTAGTGCCAACTAAGCCCTGCAAAAGGTACTTAAAATCGCCACCTGTATACGAATCGATGCTGAGCAGGTCTGGAAGATCAAGACGCTCAGCGCTGGAGACTAAAACTCTACCTAAAACAGCCATAACTTAATTATACTCCAAATGGTCTTAGCCACTAAAAGGTTCTCCGGCGTTCGGTAGACCTTGTTCATTGTACACGTCTAATACGCCGTACAACTGCTCGGGGTAGTTAATCAAAAAGTTAACAAATATCCCAGAGCTCTTAACAGACCTGATAAGTTCCTCTAAGATCACTCTGGCCACAGATGGGTCAGTTATATAAGGAGGATATTCAGTAGCGTGCCCACTCATTATGTGTGGACCCATCTTTTCTATAAGAATGATATGCGACCCAATAGAGTGATTAAACTTAAAGGTGTAAGACGGATCAAGAGCTATAGTACCATCTGTTGGCTTATACAGGTATCTAACTGGGCCCTCTTGAGTCTCCAGACCATAGTCAAATACTATGAAACCGCCTGTAGGAGGTATGGTGTTAGTTCCTAAGTTAAGAAGACGCACTATCTTTCCAGCCTGAATTATATCTGCTATTGGTCCCATGTCGCTAGACAGTACAAACGGAGCATTTAGATCCCAAACGTATGGGCCTTTTATTCTGCTGACGTCACTACTGATAGCACTTGTGATGAATACTATTGAACCGGTGTTTGCAAGACCAGGTATCTCAACCCTCTCAGTTCCGGCAGTAGTAGCAGTACCGTTCGATCCTATGATTGTATATGTAAAGGTCGTTGGTGTAGGAACAGTCTCAACCGTAAATCCACCGTTTAAATTTTCACCAAATGCAAAGCTACCGCCAGTGCCTGTCGCTGTTGCACTCTGTGTCATTGTTACCGTTGATCCAATAATAGATACAATCTCTGTAAAGAGTGGAATACCGGGGCCAACTATGACCATACCTGGACCAAGAGCCAATAGACTTCCAGCTAGGCTTGTGATTTGATTTGATCCAAGGAGTGTGTTGCCGGTGGTTGTTAATGCAGTAACACCAGAAGATCCACCAATTATAACTTGACTTCCTATGCTTAAATTATGTGGAACCGCGGTAGTCCCTGTGACAACATTGCCTGTTCTAGATAGGGTTGTCATTGTAAGTTCATTGATTGCTGCCAATGCCGGTAGATCTGGTGTTATGCCTGTAAGCACATTACCTAAGAAACTAACTGACTCAGCAATTGCCGCAGCAATAGGAGCATGAGATATATTGGCAGTTGTTCCAAGTACGCTAGTAACTGTAGCATATGGAGGCACGCCCGCCATGTTCACTTGTTGACCAATTGCTAGACCAGCAGTGCTGGCTAGATTTGTAATCTGTGCAATGCCAACTAGTATACTGCCAGTAGTTGCAAGGGCAGTACGACTAGTATAACTATATACTTGTAGTTGAGGTGCAATAAGTCTAGTGTTAAACTGTTGACTTATAACTGTATTCTCAGAGGGTGTAATAATATGAGATTGAAGTTCTAATTCCGGCTGAAACCAAAATTTACTAGAATTAGGGAAGTTAGTAGCGTCATCTACCGTTACAGATGTGGGACTATTTACGTTTGATACCTGGCTAAAAGCACCATTAATGTGAGCAGACCCCTTTAGGGATCTTTTAACAACAGGTGGAGATGTTGGCATTTCTACAGAGATTTCGCCCTGTTGTACTTCCCATG